CCCCCATTGCAACTGCTGGGGCATGAAACAGGCTCACTACGTTTTGCGCTATCGACAGTGGATGGTGGACACCTACGGCGAAAGGCGCGTTAAAGCGATGGAGCGTATGGCATGGCGACCTGCTAAGAGATACGACCGAGAAGAAGTTATTGCCTTTGCCCGCGACCTTAAAGAACAGATAAAAGTAGAAGAATGGCGCATTGGTGAAATAAAGTGTTGACACTTTCGTAAACGTCAGGCACTATGCACACACATTCAAAAAACAAAGGGTTACAAACATGAACAATTCACTGCTTACTTTTGCTACAAAACGCGCTAATTCTATGATGGAAAAAGATGGCTCAGTAAACTACCAAGGCTTAAAACTTCTAGTCGGTATGTACGCAGACAGCCCAGCCGAATTGAACGAAGTGATGTTTGAAATTGGAAGCACCTACAACTGTAATGTTGCCGAGCTAGCATAATTTAACTGCCCCTTCGGGGGCATCCCTTGGAGGGGAATCAAATGAAACAAGAAATAAAATGGTTAATCGACGACTTTTACAGAGTCAACCAAAAGTGGGAAGGCGACATTATCGACCTTATAGACTCAGAAAAAGATGTGCTTTGCTATGAATGGTTGCGAGCCTACCCAAGTTGGATGGATGACTACTTGCCTTGTTGTATCACTGGCACTGTAAGCCAGCTAGAGTTTCTAGATATGCTTTACACAGAAGGCACTGATTCTGTCAGTCTAAGACTTAAAGATGCTATCTATCTATCACTGGAAACATCTTTGCGCGATATGGTGCAAGAATACTTTTGCGAGGAACATATGGAAGCAGAACCCTTTGCGGGATATGGTGAAGGCGAATGATTAACTTTGACTATCAATACGCAAAAGAGCGCAAGGCAAAACAAATCCGCGCTCAGAGCCGTCAATTCATGGCGTGTGGGGCAGCATTGTTTGTGCTGTACTGCATCGCTTCAACTATGAGCTACAACGATTGTCTACAGGGGATATGTTAATGGAGTATCTAATGATGGCGGGAACAACTGCCGTAATAATTGGCCTGCTATATGCAGTAGTTAAGCAGAAGCAGCAAGAAACCGCAGAATGGAAAAAGCGCAAAGCGCGCAGAACTCAGTTTAAGGAACTCAAATAATGACAAAACTAGAATTTGTAGATGGTGAGACTAATATCACTGTCACTATTAACCAAGACCGTGTAAGTCTGCAAGAGGCTATAAACACCTTCGCTGACTTTCTAACAGACGCTGGATATGAGCTAGGGGAAGGCAAGACCATCGGCCTTATTGCCGTAGAATGAGTGTTGGAAAGCCTGCTTTTGCGTTTACGCAGTACCCCTATGAGTCGCGCAGTATTACACCTGATGCACAGCTTGAGGTTACGCTGTTCAATAGAGACTTAACCAGAGATGAACTGCTCAGCGAGTTTCAGCGGTTTATGGTTGGGTGCGGCTATCACTTTGATGTTAATGAATATATAACGGTGGTGAGCGATGATTAGTAGAGCTAAGCTCGTTGAATTTCCAAAGGCTTGGATAGTTTACGACACCCATAAAAAAGATAAATTTGCACATATAGAGAAAGTTTTTCTTTCAAGAAAGCAAGCCTATGATTATGTTTACAGATTTACTAACGAAGTCTATGCCGACGACTATATTGAAGAGTGCGAGGTGACACATGATTAAGGGAATTGATGACTGGATAACTTTGGGCGCTGCTGTTGTAGCGGTAAAAGCAATTATTGTGGACTATATGTTATGAATGAAGATATTAAAGAAGCCATTAAAGAGGCTAACGCAACAGCAGACAAAAGCCTTGGTAAAAAGAAAAGCCTTGGCAAAAGAATTGAGTGGGCTGTTGAGGAGAGGTTGTATCAGCTGTTAGGTGACGAGCCTTATGGGAGAATACGCGACTGGCTTTTTAATGTGCCTGTCAGCAATGGGGTTGCCATTCTTGTGGCTATGCTTATAATCATTATCGACTAGGGTTCCCCCTCCTACCCCTTGAAGCAGGTCTACCGCACCTGTAGTCACAACGCGGTGCCATATCTTTAGTGATATACCACCCATGTTAAACCATCATTTCTAATCATATCTGATAGCCTTTACAATGCCCGCGAATCCACCAACCAGAGACCCGCGTGATGCTATACATGATAGGCTTTATCCTCTCAGCCCTTATTCTAGTGGCTATTCAAGACCTTAGATTGCACAAAAAGTAACCAGCGTTTACAATAACGGCACAACCAAACTGTTAGCCTAGAGGTTAATATGCACCAGTTGAATATTGTAAGCCGTATCATTGAATGCGAAGAGAATGGATGGCATGATTTGCTGTCTAAGGTCGATGGGATAACCCAGAGCCTTATCGACAACCCCTCAGCAACCCAGCCTGTAATCACAGCCCTGCGCTTTTGGTGCGATGCAGTTGATTGCAGAGTTAATGGTTTACCGCCTGACGAGCAAGATGTTATGTTACATAACCCCATAATGAATATACGCGCTGCCTTTGGCACAGAGGTCTAATGTTATCTGTTGAATATAAAGCCACTGGGGAGCTTATCCCCTATGTAAACAATTCAAGAACACACAGCGAGGAGCAGGTTCAACAAGTAGCAGCAAGCATAAAAGAGTTCGGATTTACCAACCCTATTCTTATAGATGACGAGGGCGGCATTATAGCGGGGCATGGACGGCTTTTAGCTGCACAGCTATGCGGTATTGCCGAGGTTCCGACAATCACCTTAGAAGGGCTTACAGAGGCTCAAAGAAAGGCATACGTTATCGCTGATAACCAGTTAGCTTTAAACGCTGGCTGGGATTTAGACGCGCTAAAGGTAGAGATAGACCGCCTGACTGAATTAGATTTTGATATTGACCTTTTGGGCTTTGACGACGATATGCTTGCAGGGCTTATGGAAGAAGAACCAGCCGAGGGATTGACCGACGAAGATGAAGTGCCTGAGCTTGAAGATGACCCTGTAACTGTTGAGGGTGATGTCTGGGTGCTAGGCAATCACCGCTTGATGTGTGGCGACTCTACGAGTATCGACGCGGTTGATAAGCTGATGGACGGTAATAGTGCTGACATGGTTTACACTGACCCACCTTATGGAATATCAATAGTAAGTAATGGGCAAGTAGGCGGTGGCGGTGCATTTGGAAAGGGTAAAGAACAAAAGTCCAAAGGCAAGCATATTGAAGCAAATAAGTATCACGAAATAATAGGTGATGATTCCATTGATATTGCTTTAAATGCAATACAAGTAATAAAAACTTTAGAGGCAAAAGTTGAAATAATTTGGGGTGGCAATTATTACGCAAACGCTTTGGAAAATAGTAATTGCTGGATTGTTTGGGATAAGCAGACTGGAGATAGCACATTTGCTGACGCTGAATTGGCTTGGACTAATCAGAAAACAAAAGTTAGAGTTTTTCAGCACAGATGGTCTGGAATGGTCAAGGCTTCAGAGCATGGTCAAAAAAGAGTTCACCCAACCCAGAAGCCTATTGCCCTTGCTGAGTGGTGCATAAAGCATTACGGGGAAGGGGTTGATAGCGTCCTAGACTTATTTGGCGGCTCAGGCTCAACATTGCTTGCTTGCGAATCGAAAGAAAAAAGCTGTTATATGATGGAGCTTTCTGCGAATTACTGCGATGTGATTGTTAAACGCTGGCAGGACTTCACTGGGGAAGAAGCCGTGATGGAATCGACAGGCGATAAGTTTAACGATATGTATATTAATGGGCGCAAGGCAGACTTTGCTGATGCTAACTTAGGCGAGCTAAAGGCGGTTAAATGAAACAAGGCAACCAAGGCGATGGGGGTGGGCGACCACCTGTTGAGCTAACGCCAGAGCAGATAATAGAACTACAAGCATTGTCTGCGGTACTTACTAAGGCGCAAGTGGCTGACTATTTCGATATATGTGAAAACACATTACGCGAGATAGAGAAGCGACAGCCTGAAGTTTCTGCGGCTTATAAAAAGGGCAGAGTAAAACAAGTCGCAAGCATGGGCAGCAACCTAATCCAGATGGCTAAGGGCGGCAACGTAACAGCGAACATCTTTTACCTGAAGACCCAAGGCGGCTGGAAAGAAACAGAAGCAGAGGTTCAAGAGATACCCCCTATCAATATCATATTAGACAGCCGTGTTACTGACCCTACCTCAGAGTGAGATATTCACTAGCAGTAGCCGCTTTCGTGCTGTTGTTGCTGGGCGTAGATTCGGCAAGACCTTTCTGTCTACTGGGGAGATACTGCGAGCCGCTATCAGTGGCAAGAATAAGAACTGCTGGTATGTAGCACCCACCTACGGCTCTGCTAAAGAGATTGCTTGGGATATGCTTACACAGACCATTCCCCCTGAGTACCTGACCAAGACAAACGAAAGCAGCCTGACGATGCGACTGATTAATGGAAGCGTTATCAGCCTGAAGGGAGCGGAGAAGCCTAACAATCTTAGAGGACGAGCTTTAGACTTTGTTGTCCTTGACGAGTTTGCAGATATGCGACCAGAGGCGTGGTATGAGGTTATCAGACCCAGCTTGTCAGATAGGCAAGGGAGTGCGTTGTTTATCGGCACACCTAAAGGGCGCAACCATTTCTATGACCTGTACACCAAAGGGCTAGACGGTGATGCAGATTGGGATAGCTTTCAATATACAACGATTGAGGGCGGCAATGTTCCTGCGGCAGAGATTGAATCGGCTAAGGCTGACCTTGATGAGCGCACCTTTCAGCAGGAATACCAAGCACAGTTTGTAAACTATTCAGGGCTTATCTACTACGGCTTCAGTCGTGAAGATTCAGTGTGCAAGGTAGAGGCAGACCACCACACCCTACACATTGGAATGGACTTTAATATAGACCCGATGAGTGCGGTTGTTTGTAGCCGCCAAAATAACACCTTAATCGCTATAGATGAAATAGTAATGTTTGGTAGTAATACGCAGGAGATGGCGCAGGAAATCAGAACGCGCTACCCTGACAAACATGTTATCATCTACCCTGACCCAGCTTCACGCCAACGCAAGACTAGCGCAGGTGGGCGTACAGATTTAAGCATTCTTCAGAACGCAGGTTTTGAGGTTAAGGCTAAGACCAGACACGCACTGGTTAGGGATAGAATAAACGCGGTCAATTCCAGATTGCTTTCCAGTGATGGGCAGCGGAACTTGTTGATAGACCCTAAGTGTAAACAGACAATAGAATCCTTAGAGCGCCAGACCTACAAAGAAGGCACTAGCGTTCCTAATAAGGATGGCTTTGACCACATGAATGACGCTCTTGGCTATCTGGTTGAATACTTATTCCCAGTTAGAACAGACCGCATAGTACCCCAACCACAAAGGTGGAGTTAATGAGTAAAAATTTAGAATACACGCACCCAGAATATGACAACAATAAATATCGCTGGGAGTTCTACTTGCGAAGTTATATGGGTGGTGAAGACTATCGTGATGGTTCATACCTGACGCGCTACGTTAATGAGGATAAGGAAGAATATAACCGCCGCCTTGACCTGACACCGATGGACAACCACAGCAAGAACATTATCCACATCTACAGCAGTTTCCTATGGCGTCAAGCACCAGTGCGCAGCTTCAACAGTGCAGCGGGTAACTATGCCCTTGAACCATTCCTCAAAGATGCTGACCTTGATGGGCGCAGCTTTAATGCGTTTATGCGAGAGGCTAACATCTGGGCAAGCGTATACGGTAACGTCTGGATTATGGTCGATAAGCCAGCATCTAACGCCCGCACCAAGGCTGAGGAGCTAGGCCAAGACATAAGACCTTATGTGAATATGTTCACCCCTGAGAATGTATTCGACTGGGAATATGAGCGTATGCCGTCTGGTCGCTATGAGCTTTGCTATTTGAAGGTTCGCGAGTCTATCGAAGAAATAAGCGACACTGAGAAGGTGGTCTATTACCGCATCTGGACAAAGGATGAGGTGAAGCTGTACAAAAGCATTAACGAGCAAGACACCCACATCAGCACAGAAAACAACGAGCTAGGGCGAATCCCTGCGGTGTTCCTACCTGCACAGCGTTCAGTAGTGCGCGGCATTGGTATTAGTGACCTTTCAGACGTTGCCTATATGCAGCGGGCTATCTATCAAGAGCTGTCAGAGGTTGAGCAGCTTATCCGTATCAGCAACCACCCAACCCTAGTTAAGTCATACGAGACTGACGCGAGTGCGGGTGCAGGCTCAGTGATTAATATGCCTGACGATATGGACGCGCAGATGAAGCCCTATATGCTACAGCCTAACGGTTCAAATCTAGACAGCGTAAGAGCCGCTATCAACGACAAGATTGAATACATTAATCGTATGTCTCACATGGGTGCGGTTCGCGGCACAGAGGCTATCACGCAGTCTGGCGTAGCAATGCAGACAGAGTTCCAGATGCTTAACGCAAAGTTGGCTGAGAAGGCTGACATCTTAGAGCTTGCCGAAGAACAAATCTGGAACCTTTGGTGTGATTGGCAGGAGCTAACCCCTGACGTTGAAATCTTCTACCCTGATAGCTTTGATATTCGGGATATGGACAAAGAGCTAATCTTCTTGCAGCAGATGCGAGCTACTGGCGTTAAGTCTGTTACTTTGTCGCAAGAAATAGATAAGCAGATTGCCGACCTAGTGTTAGATGATGAGAAGCTGGCAAAGTCGCACCTTGAGATTGACCAAGGCACACAAGTTATAGGGCAGTTTAACGACGAGGCTGAATAATGCCTACAGATAACGCTTATGACGAGATTCTAGACACGCTGGCTGATACACACCAGCAACGTCTAGCTGACGCCTTAGTTGCCTTAGAGGAGCGCGTAGCTGATGTTATGGCTGACGCTCCGTTACAGGGTGGTAGGCTGTTTGATACTGAGTGGGCTATTAATGCCAGACCAGCTATCAAAGAGGCGATGGACGAGGCTTATTTATCTGAGGTTGACGCTGTAGTTAGGCAGTATGGTTCTGTAGCAGCCGATGCACAGGATATGCTCTCAACCTATGGCGACTTTACCAAGCTAGATAGCAGCGTTGTGAACCAGTTGCAGCGCCTATCATTCCAAGGCTTTGAATCTGTTGCTAATGAATACCTTGATGTCTTAGCCAATGAGGTCTATCAGTCAACCCTGACAGGCCGCAGCTTCAATGACACGGTGAAGAACCTACGCCAGACAATCAACGGCGTATACATCCAGAGCGACGATGTGGAAGCCCAGCGGCTGGTTGACTTAGTTAATAACGGCACAGCGGCACAGTCTAAAGAGGCAGCAGAGCTACTGCGCACGAAGTTCGCCAGAGACAGGGCAGGCAATAACCTTAGACGCTACAGCACCCAGATGGCACAAGACAGCCTGATGCAGTTCGATGCAAGCATTAACACTGCTATCGGAAAGGCAAGCGGTGCGACCAAGTGGAAATACTACGGTGATGTTATCAGGGATAGCAGGCCGTTCTGTAAAAAGCACGCTGGTCAGGTGTTCACTGAAGAAGAAATAGAATCAACATGGGCGGGAGACTGGAAAGGTAAATCATCTGGCGACCCATTTATCGTGCGCGGTGGGTACAACTGCCGACACCACTGGCGACCAGTATTCGACGAGGAAGAGTAATGGCATACGCTACAGGTAAGAAAAAGAAGAAGAAAAAAAAGCCCACTAAATAAGCTGGGCTAAAGGGTACACTGCTGCAATTAGGATAGGGCTATAAACTCTTTCTTGGAAATCACTTCGTCAACGTATCGCTCAACTGGTGCTGGCACTACATAGCCATCTGAGAGCTTGAGCATATTGTTGGCGCGGTTGCCATCCACAATAACAATCTCAACAACTTCGAGCCATTCTGGTTCGCCTGTCAGCGTTACATAATCGCCTTCAAATATAATCAAGCCTCTGGCTTTCTCTTGCCTCAGCACTTCGTCGTACTCGCGCTGGGTTAGCATCTCGAAGCTACCCAAGTGATTGTCGTCACAGTATTGGTCGTGGGCTTGGTCTAGCGTCTGCGGTTCTGGTTTTAAAGTATTCATATCCCCTCCAAGGGTAGCCCCCTTTCGGGGGCGGTTGGTTTATCTTGTGGTTAATTCTTTGCCTTTTACTGGGGCTACTATTCTTGTAAGGTAGGCGATGTGGTCGCGAATGTTTTTCGCTTTGTACTCACCAAGGTAGCGTTCTTCTTCTTGCACTTGCGCCCAAGTTCTATTGTAGGTTCTGGCATCGTAGTAGTTTTCTTCAGTGAACCATTTTTTAGTGCCGAAACGATCTGCTTTAGTGGGAAGTAATAAAGTGTTTATATCTTCAGCCTTTCTGGTCTCAAGGTGAGTTGCCTTTATATCTAGATTTATCTGTACTTCAACCATGTGCGTAAGGTCATTCTCAGCAGGTCGCTTGCCCGCGCCTGAACAAACGCCATGGAATCCCCAATCTACTACATAACCATGTTTAGCCAGTAAACCAGTCTTAACATTTACAGCTTGCTTTCTACCGCAAGCCTGACAAGTACCGTTGTGAGTCGCTTTAGCCATTTTTGTAACCCTTGTTGTTTTTTGAATGTAGGTGCATTAAATACTATATTAACCTTAATGTAAACACTTTAGATGATATTTGAGCAGAAATGTTTATATGCTAAAATCGGGCTTCACCAAACTCAATTTGAGGCATCGTCACATGAGCGAAGATATCGTGGAAACAACTACAGAAGAAACAGTTATAGAAACACCACCAGAAGCCAAGACATTCACACAGGCTGACATGGACAAAGCAGTTGCCCAGCGCCTAGCTAGAGAGCAGCGCAAGTATGAAAAGCAGCTATCAGGCATTGACCTTGATGAAGCCCGCCAACTGTTAAGCCAGAAGGAACAGAACGAGCAAGACAAGATGAAGGAACGCGGAGAGTTTGAGACTATCCTCAAGCAGACCGTTGAGAAGAAAGACAATGAGATTAACGCATACAAGAGCAAGCTACAGCAGACCCTAGTTGATGGGGCTATTCTTGGTGCGGCAAGTAACAACAATGCAGTAAGCCCTGAGCAGGTATCGTCCCTCCTTAAAAGCCAGACTAGGCTTGGAGAAGATGGCACTGTTGAGGTATTAGACAACAACGGAACACCCCGCTATAATGACAAAGGTGAACTGCTGACTGTCAATGAGATGGTCGGTGAATTTCTAACGGCAAACCCTCACTTTGTGAACGCAGGAAGAAGCGGCACAGGTAGTCAGGGTAACGCTGGTGGCTCTACGCAGAAGCCTCAATCTGCGGTTGAAATGGTTGCGAATTGGAATGACGGTGGGCGTGAGGCTTATCGCGCACTGATGAAAGCCAAAAAATAACATAATCTTTTAACCTAATTTATTGAGGTATTACAATGGCTGCTACTACTAGCGCTACACTAGACGACCTGTTTGCGAATATTATCGCGCAGGCACGATTCACTGCTGAAGAGCAATCCCTGATGATGGGCTTGGTAACTCAGTACAACATTGCTAACGAAGCTGGCAAGACTGTCCAGATTCCTAAGTACCCTGCAATTGCTGCTGCCGACTTGACCGAAGGCACTGACATGAGTTCAACCACTGTATCTACTAGCTCAGTTACTGTAACTGTTGGCGAAGTTGGTGCGCAGGTTGTTCTAACTGACATGGCTGCTTTTGGCGCGGGTAACCCTGCTGTTGAACTTGGAACTGTACTTGGTAACGCTATCGCTACTAAGATGGACACTGACCTTATCGCTCTGTTCACTGGCTTCAGCGCTGGCCTTGGCGGAACTGGCACAGAAATTACTGTTGCTGATTTGTTCAAAGCACAGGCGACTCTGCGAGCTGCTAAAGTGACTGGCAATATTGCTGCTGTTCTGCACCCTTTCCAAGCCTATCAGCTTAAAGCTAACCTGACTAACACCTTCGCTAACCCGAATGGTGGTGATGCTCAGAACGCTGCTATGATTAACGGCTATGTCGGTAGCATTGCTGGCATCGACGTTTATGAGTCTGCTAATGTTGCTGTTTCTGGCGGTGATGCTATTGGCGCGGTATTCGCTCCAGAAGCACTAGCTATGGCACTGAAGCGCGACTTCGGTATCGAGTCACAGCGTGATGCTTCTCTCCGAGCCTTCGAGCTGAATGCAACTGCCGCTTATGGTGTTGCAGAGCTTGATGATAGCTTTGGCGTTAAGCTGACTTTCGAGTCAACTATCTAAGTAAGATTAAGCCCACCTCTTTCGGGGGGTGGGTTTTTACTAGGAGACAAGATGGCTATTACATACCGAGGCGAACGCTTTGAAGGGTACAACAAACCCAAGCGCACCAGTAAGCATCCAGACAAGAGCCATGCCGTACTCGCTAAAGAAGGCGATAAGGTAAGGTTGATAAGGTTCGGGCAGCAGGGCGCAGATAATAAGCCACCAAGAAAGAACGAGAGCGAAGCTGATAAGGCAAAGCGCAGGTCATTCAAAGCGCGATTCGCTAAAGACATCGAGAAAGGTCGCAAAGACAAGACCGCATCAGCGGCATACTGGGCAGATAAGGTGAAGTGGTAATGGCATTTAGTACAGACGCAGACCTAATGGAGATGGTTCCAGATATTCTTAATCTTGGAATTGATTCCTTTAGTGGTGAACACGCAGAAGCCCAAGCAGACATTGAGCGAAAGATTCGTGCTGACTGGTGGGAAAAGCGTGGCTATAGCGGTGAGCTGATACCCAGCAAGCTAACAGACAGCCAGTGGACTCGATGCAGTGTTTACCTTGTCCTATGGAAGTATGCACTACCTAAGCTAACCAACTGGGTAGACAATGACCGCTTTCTTGGCATGATTGATTTCTACAAGTCACGCTACGGTGAAGAGATAGAAGCAGTGTTGCGCGATGGCGTTGAATATGATGCTGACGGTGATGGCACTGTAACTGATAAAGAGAAAGAGCCTATAAACTCTGGCAGGTTAGTTCGTTAATGGATGTTCAAGTAAAAACAGAACCGCGTGACCTTTCTAAACTTCCTAAGAAGATGCAAAGGAAAGTGCAAGAGAAAGTTAAATCTGCATTGTTTCGCGTAGCTCAGATTGGCATTAACATTATCTTAGATAGAACGGAGCGTGGAGTTGGGTATAAGGGAGGACAATTCAGACCTTATTCCGAGAAGTATGCAGCTTTTAGAACTGAGAAAGGCAGAGGCTTAAAACCTAACCTTAACTTCACTGGTCAGATGCTAGGCTCTATAACTAGTAAGGCTAACAGCAAACAAGCTGAAATCTTCTTTCGCGGTGCCACTGCTTCAGCAAAGGCTTCAAAGAATAATAAATCAAGACCGTTTTTTGGTTTTAACAGAGCTGAAAAGAAAAAGTTGGCTAAGAAATTTGAAGGGTTTATGCAATGAGCATTAGAGAAGAAATTGCAAACAATATAGTAGATACTTTGCGTGATGCGGTTATTCAGCCGACTAGAATTAAGATGGCAACACGGCAGCCTTTCGATTTTGATAAGCTATCCAATGCCCAGTTTCCAGCGGTGCTAGTTAGGACTGCTGACGAATCTAGAGAAGATAGCTCAATTGCTGGCACTATGGGGAAGCGAATGGCTTCCATTAACTATGAGCTAGTTTGCTTTGTGAAGTCGGGTATAATTGACCAAGCAAGAAACAACATAATCGAAGCCGTTGAAGAAGGCTTAGAACTAGACCGCACTAGAGGCGGTTACGCGCTGGATACCCAGCTTATAAACATTGAAGTCGATGAGGGTTCTATTGACCCTGTTGGCGGTGTGATTTTAACCGTTCGCGTTGTATATGAATACACTCGCGGCACAACTTAACGAAAGGTGATTTAAAATGGCTACAACTACAGGCTCAAGCGGTATTGTTAAATTAGCAGTTGCACAAGGTACTGTTGCAGTTGTTGGCGAGGTACGTTCTTACACTATTGATGGCGCCACAGATACAATCGAAGATAGCTCAATGGGTAATACTGCTCGCACTTATAAAGCTGGCTTAGAATCAAGCACAGTTTCTCTTGAGGTATATTGGGACGATTCAGACGCACAACAATTAGTTCTGGATAATCGCGCATCAATTGACTTTGAAATCTATCCTACTGGGACAGGCACTGGTGAGAAGTATTACACTGGAAATGGCATTGTAACTAGCAAAGCAATCACTGCATCTTTTGATGGCATGGTTGAGGCTAGCTTCAGCATACAGGTAAATGGCGCAGTAACAGAAGCAACAGCATAAACCCACTACAACAGGAGAAATTGCAATGGGATTAGCAAAAGAACTAAGAGATAGACGTGAAATACCAACGCGCACAGTATTAGTTGAAGCTTGGGCAGATAAGGATGGCAAAGCATTTGAGATGTTCTGCCGACCTATTACCTGCTATGACATTAATGTTCTGCAAAAGAAACACCCTAAAATTATGGAAAACCCAACTGTTGGCTCTATGGTGGACTTGATTATTTTAAAGTCTGAAGATGCCGCAGGTGATAAGCTTTTCAAAAGTTCAGAAGATAGAATTGATTTAATGGGTGAAGAAACTACAGTCATTAGTGCTATAGCGGAACAAATGTTTTCAACCATTGATTCGTTGGAGAGTGCCGAAAAAAACTAAGAACCTCTCAGTTAAGGATGAACTTAATATCCTTGGCTGAGAGGCTTCACATCACAATAGCTGAAGCAGAGCAGATGTCACTCACTGAGTTAAATGAGTGGATGGCTTACTTCCACATAATGAGCGAAAAGAAAGATGGCTGAAGACACAAAAATTGTAATTAGCGCAATTGATAAAACATCCAAAGGATTTCGCTCTGTAGGTAACGGCTTAAAAAGCATAATGAAGTCGGTCTTTAGTTTAAAGACTGCACTTGCTGGTCTTGCTGGTGCTGCTGGCTTCGGCTTTCTTATCAAGAAAAACCTTGATGCAATAGATGTTCTAAAGAAAACTGCTGATAAAATTGGCACTACAACTGACGTTCTTTCTGCTTTGCATCATGTAGCTGAAACCACTGGGGTAAAACAAGAAACCCTAAACATGGCTATGCAGCGTTTTACTCGCAGACTATCTGAAGCTACAAATGGAACAGGTGAAGCAAAAAATGCGCTAAAGAAACTAAATATTGATGCTGACGAGTTAATTAAGTTGCCGCTTGATGAGCAGATGTTTGTGCTTGCAAACGCTTTTAATGACGTTGAAACACAGGCTGAAGCCGTAGCACTAGCCATGAAGCTCTTTGATAGTGAAGGTGTTGCTCTTGTAAATACCCTTGCACTAGGCTCAAGAGGTATTAAAGACTTAATGCTTGAGGCTGACCAACTTGGTCTTGTGTTATCACATGATGCCGCAGCAGGTGTAGAAAAAGCTAATGATGCATTAACTAGGCTTTTTGCAATTACTAAAGGTTTATTTAGACAACTAACTGCTGCTTTAGCTCCAGCAATTCAAACGGTAGCAGATTATTTTAAAGACCTTTCTCTTAAGGCTTATGAATCTGCTGGTGGGCTTAAAGGTGTTGGAGAAACAATTGCTAAGTTTCTATTAGGCTCGATTGTTAAAATCATTAAAGGGCTTGAGGATTTTGTCAACACGCTAATAAGAATAAAGAATGCAGTGCAAAATGCATTTCGTGAAATGTTTGGCGATATGACAGACATAAACGCGGTCAAAGGCAGAATAAAAGAGGTTAATAAAGAATTTGAAGAATTAGCAGAAAATTTTACAAATACTCCAGAGCAAAATGCTTTATTCAATTCGCTGATGGAAGAATCAGATAAGCTTGAAGTTAAACTTGCGGAGCTTATGGATAACACTCCAGAGGTTAATTGGAGCAAAACAATATCTAGCATTAATCAACTTATTGCTGAAATTGGTAAAATTGAAACCCCAGTTGAAGAAGCAATTGATGAAATTGCGGCAATGGGTGACCCTAGCGTTTGGGCGGCTGTTTATGCTGCTTGGGATAAGTTTGGTGAATCTGTTAATAGAGTTAGCCCTGCTTTGTTTGATGTAAAGAAAGACATGGATAATTTAGCGGTCAGCACAATTAAAACTGTTACAAACTCTTTGACTGCTGCTGTCACTGGAACTGAAAAATTCTCTGATGCTATGAAGAATATGGCTAAATCAATAATTGATTCTTTGATTCAAATGTATATTCAATATCAAATCGTTAAACCACTATTTGAGATGATGTTTGGTCCTATTGATGGCGGTGGCAGCGGAAGTACTGGCGGTGGCGGTGTAGCAGGGCAAAAAGCTATTGGCGGTTCAGTGCAAAATGGCAGTTCATACTTAGTTGGTGAGCGTGGACCTGAGATTTTTACTCCAAATGCCAGTGGCGCTATCGTGCCGAACAAGAATATGGGTGGCGGTGGTGTTACAATAAACCAAACCATCAATATATCTACTGGAGTTGCGCAGACTGTCAGAGCAGAAGTTGCTAACCTGATGCCGCAGATAGCCAATGCAGCTAAAGGCGCAGTGATTGATGCAAGACAACGTGGCGGTACTTATAGCAAATCACTAATTGGAGCGTAAAAAATGCCACTAGCTTTTCCAGATGTAGGCATCCAGAACATTACAATGCGCCTAAAGCGCACAAATGCAATAAGCCAATCCCCTTTTACCTATGAGCAGCAGGTGTACGCTTACAATGCTGCTATGTGGGAAGCGGAGGTCACTCTCGCGCCTTTAAGCTATGCGGATGCAAGATCGGTAGAGGCTTTTATAATTGGCCTTAAAGGGCGCTCAGGGACGTTTACGTTTGGGCACCCGCTGCACACTTCAACATCTACAGGTAATGTCAACGCTAATGCAGCTATAAGAGATGAGCAAATCAGTTTGGGCGGGACCAGCACAGCGGTTACTGCTGGAACATACTTGCAACTGGGTGATTATTTATATATGGCTACTAGCAGCAAATCATCTGGAATAGGCACCTTAGATATACAGCCGCCATTAAGAACCGCTGTAAGTGGCGGAACTGTTGTAGACTTCACGCAACCAAAAAGCCTTTGGCGTATGGCTGCAAATGATGTCGGTTGGTCTACTGATGTCGCCTCAACTGTTGGATTCACTTTCGCAATGCATGAGGCTATTTAATGTCCAGAACTTTAACGGCAGAAATGCAAGCGGTCGCAGATGCTAAAGTAGTTCATCCAATTTATCTTGTTGACTTAATGTTTGATGATGCCGCTAATGGTGATTCAAGGGCTTTACATATTTGGTCAGGAATGGGCAATATTACTGCGCCTATTGGTGTTGATAAAGTTTTGAATGGCGGTTTCACTGGCAGCCTTGCATCTTGGACTGTCTTTGAAATAGGAACTGGAACAGTTACTTATAGCAATAATGCCGTTGTAATGACTGCCGCTAATTTTCAAAACAGATGCGGAGTTAGGCAAACCATAGCAACCCAAGCTGGCGAAAAATATACAATTCAATGGACTGCTTCTGGTGAAAACCAAAGTTACCTTGCTGTTAGAGATTTGGTTGGTAATGCTAATATTATTAGTCCAACAGGTTATGAACTTGGTACAAATCAAGTAACTTTTACCGCAACTTCTTCAAGCACGCGCATTGATATAAGAAAGCAAAATGCTGGAACAATCACTGTAGATAATGTCAGTATGCGACTAGCCTACGAGTATTTTGGAGCAGGCGATTTAATTGATATAAGTGAAATAAACGAAGCATCTGATTTAACTGCTAATGGCGCGAGCATTGTTCTTTCTGGCATTAAACAATCACTGCTAACTTTAGCCAGAGATGAGCCATATCAAGGCAGGGCGGTTAAAGTTTATTTTGCAGCACTTGATGATAATGGTAACTTGATTTCGTCGCCTGTAGTCATGTTTAGCGGCTTTATGGATGTTATGACCATAACTGATGCAGGTGAAACTTCTTCAATTAGCGTAACCATCGAAAATAAGTTAATAGCTTTCGATAAAGCTAAGGTGCGCAGGTATACAAACGAAGACCACAAAATAACTTACCCTGATGTCAATGGCGTATCTCAAGATAAGGGCTTTGAGTTTGTTTCAAAGATTCAAGAGCTTGACATATATTGGGGCAGAGCAACACCTGCTGCAGCAGTGCAAAGCAGAGGCACGCAAGTTAGTACTGGTCATCATTCAGGAGGCGACCGATGAATATTAGCATTCAAAAAGAATCTTATTCTTCAGTTAGAGATGAAATACAGCCCTTAATAGAAAAGCATTGGGAGTTAGTTGCCTTAAATAAAGGTGAAATAAAATTAAACCCCAACTGGAAAGAATATCAGCGACTTGATACGGCTGGCATTTTGCAAGTATTTACAGCAAGAGATAATGGTAACCTTGTTGGTTATTATGTTTTGACTATTAGCAAGAGCATACATTACCAAGAGCATTTTTTTGCAGTTAATGATGTTTTATTTGTATTACCTGACAGCAGGGCTGGGCTAACTGGATATAAATTAATCAAGTTTGTAGAGGATTATTGTCGAGAGTGTGGCGTGTCTGTCTTAGCTATCAATACTAAAGTGCATATTCCCTTCGATTCACTTATGACTCGCATGGGTTATGAACTTGTTGAAAGGGTATACAATAAATTTTTAGGGAATAAATAAAATGGCAATGTCTCTTGTAGCTGGCTTAATGATGGTCGGTAATGCAATGATTCAGGCTGGCACTTGGGCTATTGGCTGGGGAAAAGCCTTCCAGCTTTTTGCGCTAGGCGCAGGCTTATCGGCTATATCTAGGTCTTTAGTTCCAGATGCAGAGGCTTCTGCATTGACTGATAATGCATTAACAGTTCGTGAACCCGCTGGCAGCAAAAAGATAATATATGGCAGAGCAAGAGTCGGTGGTACGATTGTTTACCTTGATACAACAGGCGATGATAATGCTTACCTACATATGGTAATTGCAGTAGCGCCACACGTTCTTGATGCTTATGAAAAAATCTATTTTGGTGACAAGATTATTTATGATACAAGTCAATCACCAGCTTTGCTTGCAGATTATGCTAACCATGTAAGATTAAAATTATATGATGGAACTCAGACAACCGCAGACTCTGACTTGGTTGCAGAATCTACTCAGTGGACAACTGACCATAAGTTGCTTGGCACTGCTTATATCTATGTGCGCCTAAAGCATTCAGTTGATTTATTCTCACAGGGATTACCAAACGTCTCTGCTGTAGTGCGAGGTAATAAAGTTTACAACCCAGCTAATGCTCAAACTGAATGGAGTACCAATCCAGCATTATGTTTGCATGACTATTTAACGAATAGTGTTTATGGAATGGGTGAGTCATCTTCAAACGTTAATTTTGCACAATTTGTTAGCGCAGCTGCTACTTGTGATGAAACAGTACAAATTCTAAATGATAGCGGTAACCCTGTAACGCAGAAAAGATATGAAGCTAATGGCGTATTAAATACAGCAGTTTCCAGAAAAAGTAATATTGAAAACCTGCTAACTGCAATGGGTGGAAAGTTGGTCTTTTCTGGCGGTGAATACTTTATTACTCCAGCAAAATATGTAGCTCCAACTGTCACCATTGATGAATCTATGCTTGTTGGTCCTATACAAGTTCAAACGAAACAAACGCACAGGTCTGTTTTTAATGGCGTTAAAGGTATGTTCTTAGATGCTGATAACAACTACATTATGAGCGATTACCCTTCTATAGCTTCTTCAACTTATGCGGTTACAGATGGAGACCCTATTTATCTTGATATGATTTTGCCTTTCACTACAAATCAAGTTGCCGCACAGCGGATGGCTAAGATGGCATTACTTCAATCAAGACAACAAACAACTGTTGTATTGCCTTGCAACTTAGCGGCTATCAAGTTTAAGACAGGCGATAACATCATGGTGACTAATGCCAAGATGGGTTGGTCGTCAAAAATATTCCAAGTTACAAGTTGGACAATTTCACCAAATAACAATGGCGGAATGCAGGTAAACGTCAATGCTATTGAAACAGATTCAACATTATATAATTGGTCAACTAGTGACCAAAGAGACTACATCTCTGGCGGAGAAGTAAGCATATATGATGGGAGCGTAGCAACTGCACCTACATCTTTAACAGCAACTGCGACAAGCACCCTAGCATCTGATGGCACAGTTCGACCTGCAATTCTTGCAACTTGGACTGCATCTGCTGACGTGTTTACTAGAAACTACGATTTCCAGATTTCTACTGATAATACAAATTTTGAATCAATTATTCTTGATTCTGATGCTACAAGATATGTTCTGGAAAATGTGCAGACTGGAACAACATACTATCTAAGAGTTAGAGCTATCAATGAGATAGGTGTTAAGAGTGCATTCGCCACAGTTACAACTTCAAACTCTGGTGACACTACAGCCCCAACAGTTCCAACAGATTTAGTTGCACTAGGTGGCATTAAACTAATCAGCCTAACTTGGACGCGACCAACAGAGACGGATTATTCTCACGCGGAAATATACGAAAACACCGTAAACTCAACACAACAAGCCCAGCTAATAGCTAAGGTTTCTGGAACATCTTACGTTAGGGAAGGTTTAGCTCCTTTAGCTCAGAGATACTATTTTATTAGGGTTATAGACTTCAGTGGTAATTCTTCAGTAAATTCATCTATCGTTACCGCGCTTGCTGACTTTGTTGACACAGATGCAGTTGAAGATGCTGCAATTACTAACGCTAAAATAGCCAACTTAGCAGTCAATAATGCTAAAATAGATGGAGCAATATTTAGTGATGCTTATTCTGCTGGAACTTCTGGCTGGAAAATAGATAAAGCAGGTGATGCTGAATTTAATGATGCAACCTTCAGGGGTACGCTAACAGCGGCAAGCGGCACTTTAGGAGATATAGTACTTGCAGCTAATGGTGATATACGTTCAGGTCAAACAGCTTATGACAGTGGCACAGGCTTTTTTCTTGGTGATGTAGCGGGAACGCCTAAGTTTAGCATTGGCAATTCTGCTGGAGCTAAAATGACTTGGGACGGAACTTCTTTATTTATTAAGGGAGTGCAAAAGTTGACTGTTGCTGGCGATGAAGCTTTAGCCGTTGCTACAACTGGCGGTCAAACAAATTCTACCAGTTATGTCAAAGTTGCTGAAATCTCTATTGGCGTATCTGGGACAATTCGTACAAAAGCCACTATTGCTGGCGGTAGTAGCTTAACTAATGCTTATGCACAGTTTAGAAAAAACGGCAATTCCTATAAATCGTTCAGTAAAAGTGGCGTAGGGTATGTTGAGTATGTAGATACAAGCGAATCTGTTAGTTCAGGTGACACAATTGAACTTTGGCTTGAAGTAGGCGCATCAAATCAAACTGCTTTTTGGGGCAACTTTGGCGTGTATGTACAAGATGGCGGTGATGCCGTTGTAACTTTAGAGGTTTAAAAAATGATTTATCCACTAGTGCAGGGTGACACAGCCCCGCAGATTAAGGCCACAATTACTCGTGAAGATACTGGCTCAGTTATCGACTTTTCTGGCGGCTCATGTGCATTAAAGTTTAGGGCTAAAGGCTCAACTACAACCTTATTTACTTTGGCTGCGGCTGATCTTGGCGCTAACTTTGAGAATGGCATAGCATTATTTTCTTTTTCCGGTACTCAGCTAGATGTTGATAAGGGGTATTATGAAGGAGAAATCGAGATTACTTACAACAGCGGTAAGATCGAAACTATATACAAGGTGATAGACTTCTACGTTAGGGCTGATTTCTAATGTTGAAAGCATCAATAGTTTTTAAAAAAGCACTTGCTGCTGTTGTTTTAAGCAAAGCTGTTGCAAGCATTAAGTTTGGCGAGTTTCTTGAGTTGCTGGGATTAACAGAATCTCCGACTATTACGGCTCAAGGTGTATTGCTTAATCAAAGTTACTGCGGCGCATTTTATTTCGATGATGATTACACTGGCGAGAAGCGAATACTATGAAAGATTCTATCAAATTGCGCGGTGAAGTAGATATTGTAGTTTTAGACAAATATGGCAATATTAAAGATCAGCGACACATTAACAATCTGGTAGTAAATGCTGGATTGGACTTTATCGTATCCAGAATGACAGGCACTTCTAAAAATGTGATGTCGCATATGGCCATAGGAACTAACAATACTGCTCCTGCTGCTGGTGATACGGCTTTAGCGTCTGCTCTAGGCTCTAGGAAGGCGTTACAGAGCATTACGGTTACTAGCAATACCATTAAGTATGTTGCAGCGTTTGAGGCTGGAGAGTCAACTGGGGACATTTTTGAGGCAGGCATCTTTAACGGGGCAACAGGTGGTGACATGCTATGCCGCAGTGTTTTCTCTGAAGTGACAAAGGATGCGAATGATATAATGGGGATAACTTGGACAATAACGGTGAGCGCATAACATGGCAACTATAGTAACTCGATCAGGCAAAGGTTCCCCATTAACTAATAATGAAGTTGATGCTAACTTTACTAATTTAAATACAGATAAGGCCGAGCTATCTGGCGCTACCTTTACGGGCGAAATCACAGCAAACGCTGGCATTGCATTGGGCGACAACGACAAGGCTACGTTTGGTGCTGGTGATGACCTACAGATATTTCACACAGGTTCTTATTCAGCTATTAAGGATGTTGGCACTGGTGCTTTGTTTATAGGTGGCGATAACTATGTCGATATTGGTAACGGAAATCTTTCGCAAACTCGTGCTAGGTTTTATGACAACACAGTTGAGCTTCGTTCGGGAGGTTCAACCAAACTAGCCACCACCCCCACAGGCATAGACGTTACTGGCACAGCCACGATGGACGGGCTGACTGTTGATGGTGCTACACCTCAAATTAATATAAATAGTGCTAACCCTATTCTTATTATGTCTGAGACAGACCAAGCTGCCAATAGTCAGAAATGGGGCGTTCAGTCTGAAACTGGACTTTTAAAGTTTAGAGCTTTTAATGACGCACTTTCTTCCGCAGTGACGGGATTGTCTATTTCTCGTGGCGGAGACATCAGCTTCTACGAGGACACAGGCACAACGCCTAAGTTGTTCTGGGATGCTTCTGCGGAGTCTTTGGGTATTGGTACTAGTAGTCCAGCTCGCTCAATCCACTCACATCAGGCGAATGCTGGAGCGACAAACTACGCT